AAATTGGAAAGTTACATTAGACTTAAAAACTAGTGATAAAATGGAAGTGTGCTTTTATAACCATGATGAAGGAATGAGAAAGCTACAATCCATTCCTTATACAATAAGGTAAAAACAATGAAACTTATTAAATTACCTAAACTTTTATATTTTGATTACCTTGATGTATCAAGAGAACAGAATAGAACTTTTCCAGATTTAATTAAAGAAACTAAACAAAATATTTTTGTAGAAAAGGTTTATAACAATGCTTTAAGGTCTTTATATTATGAGGCATGGTATTGGTCGCAACCACATTGGGCAATGCCAATAGGTGACCCAGATGCAGCAAAACATATATCATCAAAATATACAGTAAAAGCTATTGATAAACATTTCAAACATTTAACTGAATTAGAAGAATGGAACAAATGTTTTGATAAAAATAGTAACTTTATAAATAAGGTAATAATATGAAAGAATTAACAGAAGTACAAAAAGAAAAAACGATTACAGATTTATACAGAATTGTATTAACTAAAAACTCTGTATATTTATGGGAGCAAGAAAAAGGAGAATCTATTTTATTAATGGCTAGTTCAGATATTCTTTTATTACAAAAAAGCTATTACAGTTTTATAGGTTTTATAGAAAGCAATGCAGATACAGAAGATACTAAGAATAAATTAATAGGCAGTTACATAGATCATTTCTGTCGCAACAAATCACAATAGGGAGGATGATATGTTAAGTAATCTAATTTATATTTATAATAGTTACCAAGCAGCACTTGCAGGTCAAGGAGATGCTGAACCAGAATATTGGGAAAACAAATGGGAAGAAGTATGTAAGAAATATAATTGTTGCCCAGAAGATACCGCAGTAGATATAGCGGAAGAGTTACACAATAGATCAGGTGGCCACTAATGTATATAGTGATTAGTATTTATGCACTTAATGCAATAGTTTGGTTTTATTTATTTTTAATTTCAATGTAGGAGAAAGTTATGTTTTCAGATTTATATGAACAAGTTTTAATAGCACAAGATGCAGTAATAGAATTAATGGAGCAAAAAATTGAACTTCAAAAACATTTAAATAGTACGGATGAAAGAATTATTAAATGGGAAAAAAAAGTTAAAGAATTAAAAAACAAAATAGATAATATTGAAGAAGATATTGCAAAGGAATCAGGTTATGAAAAAGAAGATAATACAATTCAAATTACAAAAAAAAAATAGAGTTAATATGTTAGTTAACCCTATTGAGATACCAGTAACAACTAAAAGAAATAAATTAATACCACTATTGAGTTTAAATTATTTTAAAAAGAAAGGTAAAAAAGATGATTAGAAAATTTACTATTAATGGTACAGAAGTTGAGATTAGTTTTAATGCCAAAACCCATAGATATACTATTACTATAAATGGAGTTAAAAACCATTCACCTAGTGTTTCTACTATACTCAAATTGGGAGACACGTTTGGTATAGCAAGTGCAGCTGGACGCAAAAACTATCAAGACACTTTACATGAGGTATTATGTGTAGGTGAAGGAACTGAGTTCAGAGACAAAGACGAACTATTAGAAAAACTTATTTTGATAAAAAAAGAAGCTGCTAATAAGTGGTTGCAATCCGCTAACTTAGGTACGTTGTGTCATGAATTTTGGGAAAATATACCTAAAGGCATTATACAATATGATGAGGATAAAAAAATTCAACGATTACAATATGCTCTTTATAACTACCATTTAAAAAATGTAACTAAAACTAATTACACAGAACGATTAGTTTATAATGACAATTTAGGTACACCTTATGCAGGGATGTTTGACGCAGACCTTGAGATAAGAGGTGAAAGAGTATTAATGGATTTAAAAACATATACTAAAAAATCTAATACTTCTACATGGCCAATTCAATTAAGTGCATACAACCATGCTCATACTTTAGAATTAGGAATAGAGCCTTTGCCTAGAGTTATTATAGCAATAGATAAAGACACAGAAGAGGTCAAAGAGTTTTGGTACAGAGATAGCCAAGAGAAACATTTGGAGGTATTTAAAAGTTACCTTCACATTAGTCAGTTCTTAAAGGAAAAGAATTGATGCTAGAGCTTAATATTAACATGGGATTGTTTTTGGTGAGTTAAGCTCCACCTGTTTGCAATCCCACCCATTTTATAGGAGATAAACATGGAATTACATATAACAGAAGTTAAACCACCAAGAGAAGGAAAGAAAGCATATATTGTAAAAGCAAGTAATGGAGTAGATTATTTTTGTAGTAAGGGTGGCGGTGCATTAAGACCTGACACAACGATAACTGCTGAAGTAACTGTACAAGAATATAGCGGTAAAACTTATAACTGGATAAAATCTTACACACCTAGTAATGATGTGGAAAAGATCAAACAAGTTTTTCCTGACAGTAAAGTAGTAAGTAATAGTAATGGTTATAGCCAGTTACAAACTACAGCTAAAGACTTACAAAGTTTACTGCCTAATAATCAATATATGATTGTGCTACAAACTATTTTAAAGACAGGCACTAAACCAGAAGATTGGGATATAGCTCTTAGATGGTATTTTGATAATTTAAAAGCTGGTGTATTAGAAACAGATAAAAGATTAAATGGCGGTCAGGAAGTTTTTTAATGGCCAAAAGATACACTAATAAAAAGCACGTTGAATGGGTGAGCAATTTAGACTGTTGTATAGCAGATCATTTTAATAGGTTAAGACAAAATGGCACTATGCCTAAAGACAGACCTAGATGTAGTGATTATAACATTCAAGCTCACCATCTTTTAAAACCTATCTTTAGCTCAAGAGGAATGAGTTTAAGAGCAGGTGATAAAGATGTTATTCCATTGTGCTACAGCTGCCATAGTAGTTTACATAACATGGGAAATGAATTTAAATTTTTTGAAAAAATGGTTTGTAATACTAGATTTGGTATGGCTACCGCAGAAAGATTATGGAATGAATCACCCCACAATAAAGGAGATAAAAATGAAACTAACACAAAATCAATTAATACTAGAACACTTAAAAGAACATAAAACTATCAACCCTATACAGGCCTTAGAGTTATTTGGCTGCTTTAGATTAGGAGCTAGGATATATAATTTAAAACAAGATGGTTACCAAATAGAAACCAAAAGAAAGAAAAATAATAAGTATGGTAATTATTATGCAGAGTATCATTACAAAGGTGATGGTAAACAAATGGATTTAGAAGATGTTATTAAAAAATCATAGAGTATTACAGATTAAACCAGAAGAAACACATTTATGGTTAACTCAAAAACATTACGCAAAAAGAGTACCTAATATTATGTATGCTTTTGGACTATACAAATTAAACAATTTAGTTGGTGTTATTACTTATGGTAAACCAGCTAGTAATTCATTATGTATAGGAGTATGTGGTAAAGATAATGCTAAATATGTGATTGAATTAAATAGATTATGTTTATTAAATAATAACAGGAATGAAGCATCATATTTTATTGGGAAAAGTTTAAAATTATTATTAAAACCTAAAATTGTTGTCTCTTATGCTGATACAAGTATGAATCATAATGGATATATTTATCAAGCAACTAATTTTATATATACAGGTTTATCTGATAAAAGGACTGAATGGAGAGTTATAGGTTCTAATAAGCACAGTAAAACCATTACTGAACAATCAACTTTAAAAGAAAGAAAAGAACAAACTGATAAGTATGAAGTTGTAGAAAGACCTAGAAAGCATAGATATATATTTTTTGTTGCTGATAAAAAAACTAAAAAATTATTTAATTCACAATTAAATTATAAAATTTTATCTTATCCTAAAAATATAACTAAAAAATATGATTCTGGAGATAGAGTTAATTCACAACTAATTATGAGTTTAACATGATAACTAGAGAATGGTTACTAAGTAGACCACATAGCGGTAAGTATAAATGTCCTGTGTGCAGCCATACTAGAAAGAATAAGCACGATAGATGTTTAAGTGTAACGATTAAAACAGAAGGTGTGGTGTGTTATTGCCATCACTGTAATTACTCAAAAGGAGAATATTATGATAAGTGGGAATGTAATAAACTGGGCGGAGAAAAGAGGAATAAACAAGGAAGCTCTGCAACAGTTAAAAGTAAGAAGTGGTCTGGCCCAGTATGGTGATAGAAAATTAGAATCTATTATTTTTGATTACTACAACACAGATAATGAAGTAGTTAATTATAAAGCAAGAGCCATACAAGAAAAAACATTTAAGCAGCTATTAAATGGCGAATCTGCGTTTTATAATCTAAATAATGTATTAGCTAATAAGAATTTAGAAAACACTACCATATACATCTGTGAAGGAGAGATGGATGTTGCTGCTATGTTAATGGGCGGATATGATCTAAACCAATTATTATCTGTACCGACAGGAGCAACTGCTAAAGCAAGTGATGACCCATCAGAGTTAAGAAAATACAGATATGTTTTAGATGGATTAGATAAGGGATTAGATAAGGTTAAGTGTTTTGTGCTACTAACAGACAATGATGAACCTGGTCTGGCTCTACGACAAGATTTAGTGGCTTTATTAGGTTCTGGCAGGTGTAAGTATTATAATTACCCAGATAATATTAAAGATGCTAATGATGCTTTATTAGAATGGGGTAAAGATTTTAAATATATGATTGAGGAAGATATTACTCCTTTTCCCATTGAAGGTGTATATAATATAGAAGAGATACCAGACCCTCCAAAGGTAAAATTATATAATATTAATATGCAAGGATGGGAAGATAAGTTTTATTTAGGAGCAGGGATGTTAAGTTTATTTCTTGGATATCCTGGTGGTGGTAAGACTAGCTTTGCTATACAAATGTGGACTAATATTGCCAAGCATTACAAATGTAATATAGGAATGTTTAGCGGTGAGACTAGAATTAAACCATATGTAGTAAGAGCAATAAGACAATTTTATCATAATAAATTAGAGATAGAACAAACAGATGCAGAAAAGCAAGAAGCAGATAATTTTATTAGAGATAGATTTGTATTCTTAAACCATCCTAACAATACACCATCATTTGAATGGACTGTAGATAGAATAAAAGATATGAAAGCACGATATAATATTAGTGCATTTATACTAGACCCTTGGAACAAATTAGAAGCACCAGATTTTGGCAAAGGTAGTGAAACACAATGGATAGGAAGATGCTTAGATTATTTAACTTCATTAGTAAAAGTTTTAGATATACATATAATGATTTTAGTGCATCCTGCCAAACCAGATAGCAAGGCACAACACGCACCGCCTACTCCATATAGTGCAGCTGGTTCAGCACATTGGAATAATAAAGCAGATCATATATTTAGTGTTTGGAGACCTAAATTTGAAAATGATGATGGTAGTAGATGTACAGAATCTGTTTTTTCTATATCCAAAACTAGGTATGAGGAACTAGGTTACCCTAGAGTATTAGATATGATGCTTAATTTAGACACAGGTTGTTTTGAATCATATGTTAAAGATAAACCTGTTAAGAAAAGAAAAGTTGTTAAACATTGGAACGATTTAGATGACTAGGAGGTCAACATGGAATTTTTAATTATGTATACAATAATTTATACCTTTATTGGTTTACAGAACGCAGGAATATTATAATGAGTAAGTATATTATAAATTATAAAATGGAGTTTAAGACTAGACCTACTAAATTTGAAGTACAAGATAAGTTATGGAATTTATTAGCTAAAGGTTTTGTTTTAAGAACAGTAGAAGAAAACGATTATTATTCAAAAGAAGTAAAGGAGAAAAAATAGTGCCTAAAATAGCAACATTAGATGATTACAAAGTAACTACAGCTCATGGAAAATTACTTTATAATATTGGTAAAAAAAATAATTTAACCATTCAAGATTTAGCTAAAGAATTATCTTGTTCTGTAGTTTATATAA